GCTCCACAAGATAGTCCTACAGGAGGTGCAAGTTCGGTCTTTGAGGTGGAAACCAGGGCTTTTCCCTCACGAAAGAATCGATGTATCGATTCTTCGAGCTGATCAAGTACCCTCTTACTAATCGCCTCGCTAATGCGAAGGTATACATCCCTTACGGAGTGTACTTTTTCAATTAGAGATAGATTACTAAATCGTTCACAGGCTCGAGAGTCTAGAAAACTCTCAAGCACAGTACTCTTATGGGTACAAATGTCCCATAGAGTACACTGTGTCAGATCCAGGTACTTCATGAACTTGACCGTTTTCCTCCCTACATATTGGGAGTGGTCAGGTTTCATGCCTATCACCTTACGGAGATAGTCAGCAATTAGCCCAGGTGTTGTGAACACACAAGGCCAACCGTGAAGTTCTGCAGTCCTAAAGGTCTGGGCGAGATCAACAAATCTCGTCATAGATTCATTCAGGCTATTCAGAGGAAAGGGAGAGAATTCTACCCCGTTTCTGAATCATCTCTTAGCAAACTCGAACGTATCTCTCGATACATGAGTCTTTGTTTCGGAGAGAGGAACTCCTAGCGCTTCAATAATGCGCTTGTAGTTCATTGCAGCATTGTGGCCCCTGATGACCACGTCATCTCCCAGTACCGCATAACGAGCGTTTGGCTCGTCTTTACATGCAGTTATAAGGACTATGTGATGAGTTAGCGCAAATGCAGCCCACGAGCTATAAGCTCCTATGGGTTGGCCGGTTCTTCACAGAATCGGTCCACCATCTGGCCTTTTAAAGGGTCATTTGGTCATAGCTCTAACTCACGCCTCAGACTTCCTAAAACCGAAAAGGTTTTCTATAACCATTCTCTGTACTTCTACAGGGAATCTATCTGTTGCACTACTAAGGTCAAAAGAGAAGTAAGGTCCATCACCGGATTCAAGGTGTTTAAGAAAATCACCTTGGTAGGTGAAGTCTCCTGGAGTTTTCTCCAGAATCCTTATAAGGATATCGTGATACTTTCGTAGCACGGTCTGACTTCACCAATCCAGGATTGCAATGATTCTAGTCTTACCCTCTTTATCTTCAAGAAGATGAATTCGCCTAATAGTTGAATCACTATTAGGGGCCTGTTCGTCCCCGTGAGGGAACGCTTCGGACATCATTGTATAATATTTCTTAAATAGATCTCCTCCGAGAAGGAAGAGATCGTCTCTAAGTTCATCTGGAATGAAAACCCTATTATTTAGGGCCTCCGCCATTGCCGGTCCTGTTGGGCCAGCTTTGGTAGTCCAGTGAGCCTGTTCTCAATCACTGTCTGTGATTTTGAAGGGAGGCTTATACATGAGAATAGTCTTCTTAAGATCTTGAGGAATAGTACCAAGTCATTCATCTGTGATGGGCGCATAGTCTCCGATGACTGGAAGAGTGAAACATCTAGTAAAGGTTAGGATAGTGAGGATCCACTGGTAAGATTCAACCCGTTCTGTCCGGAGGGCAGTCACCATCTCCTTAGGGAGACGTGATGGAAGACCATTTGAGATACGAATGTGGGGATATTTAGACATTGGATGCCTTGTAATGAAGCGAGTAACGATGAGACGTATACCCTTAATATAGGATACAGCAAACCTCCGACCGCGTGTACGGGATAGACGATCAAATAG